GATAGGTCGACAGTCGCGATTGATGATGAGCGTGGAGGTACGCTTTGCTGCCGTCGGTGAACCTCCGTCGGTTCCGAAGATGCGAATCTGGTCCCAGTCGGGATCCCATACCCCCACGAAGACAACGGGCTGCAAGTTGGCCGGACCTATTGGGAAGATGTAGTAGTTCTCGTCGAGGGCGGTTTTTGCCGTGACCGCATACGACCGCGTTTGAACTACGGCACCGTCTTTGTAGAGGTTGAATTCAATCTCGGCCCAGTCGCTTGTCGTGCCCAAGTTGGTCGTGTGGCAGATAACCCCCACCGCTTCGTCCTCGTCAGCCATCGAGATGGTGATGGCTTTGTTGACTGGCTCCACGTCGGTCAGCCATCCCTTCGTTGAGATGCTGGTGGGATAGTAGGTGGTGAAGCTCGGGTGCAGTCCTTGCGAGATTTGCTGTGTGCCTCCGAGGAGGTAGACGGCGGCGGTGGCATCATCCGACACATTCAAAGGTGACCCCGTGTAGTCTTGCACGCCGATGGTGTACTTGCGCAGGGCCGTCTGGTTGGGGTAGTTGAGGGACTGGCTTTTGATGTGTACGACCTCTTCCGTGCCGATGGTGGTGGAGGTGTTAGGCGCGGCGACGCGTCCCTCGGCAATATCCGAGAGGTCGAAGTATCCCTCGTCGCTTGCGTCGGGTGTGATATAGAACGTCCCGATGACGGACCCCGTGGTGGCATCGTTGGACTCGTAGACACGCACGGCAAAGCGGAAGCCCGAGGTCACCGTGGCCGAGGTGCTGAACTTGAAGATGAGAGGCTGCCCTGCGGGACGCAGGAGGTCGGGGGCGGAGTCGATGGTGGAGGCCATTATTTGCTACGGATTGTGATGTTGCCTGTCTTGAAGCTCATGTCCTTGACGAAGTCCTGAGCCAAGGCTTCGCCGAATTTGGCGGTGTATTGGGGTACGACGGTCTCAAGGGCCACCTCGTAGTATCTCAACCCGGCGATGCCGTTGCGCTTGATAGCGCGGGCGATCAGGTAGGCGGCACTTCCAATACGGTCGCCACCTTTGGGTCCTTTCGATGCTATGAACTGCCCGTTCTTTCCTCGTGGTCGAATGTTCTTTGCCCGCATCCATTCGCGGATAGCGTCGGACGGTGGCTGCTTCTGACGATACGAGAAGGGCGCGTTGCGATTTCTACGGGTGCCGTTGACCCCCCAATGGATGAAGGCCGCGTACGGCAGAGGACTCCCGAAAGAGACCTTGCCGTCGCTTATCTTGTATTCAAGCGATTTCTGAAGAGAGCGTGAGGCTACGCCGTAGCTTCGGTTCTTCCCGATTCTACGGGAGCCGAGGGTACGTTTCGCGGCGTTGTTGACATCCTCCGCAAAGTCCTTCAGTATCTGCTCGAAGAGGTTCACGAGTGCTCGCGGCCGTAGAGGATAGTGCGGTCAGTCCCGCCCGACACCTTCACCTCCTTCACAGGGAAGGGGAGGAACTGGCAAGGCTGCGTCGCGTCGAAGTTGACGACAACCTCGGCACGGTTCGAACCTTCCACCAGTCGGAAGTTGATGACGTGGGCTTCGTTCGTGGTGATGCTCAAATGGTCGCCCACCTTGTAGCCCGTACCAGCACCGTCACATACCAAAGTGATGAGCACCCCACCAGCGTCAAAGGCATAAGCAAAGGTGGCTCCGCTTCCATCGCTGTCGATGTTGGTGGCCGCAATAGAGCTACCCACAGCCGCTCCGGTGTGCGTGGGGAGTCCGTTGGAGATGCCGGGGATTTGCGAGGGGGGAGAGAGCGTAACCAAAGGCGCGGCGTATTCGGTGCCGGGAGGTACGACGGTGACCTCCACGTCGACATCAGCGGCGGAGGCGATATAGGACGACCCGACGGGCAACTCTTGGAAGTCGTCGGTCGCTTGAACGGTCAGGGAGCCGTTGAGGTAGTAGTTCATTTTTTGGTTGATTTGCCGAGGATGACGGCGTTGAGGATGCGCTTGAGGAGGTCGACGATACGGTCGTCAGCTTCCGTTTCGGTGATGGCCGTGATGGTACCTGCGGCGGTGATAACGGCGAGGGCGATTTCGGCCCAATGTTCGATGAAAAAGTCCATGTGTGGAGTTTAGAGGGTTTCGGGTTCAGGGAACCAGCCGTGGTCGACCATGTATTGGTAGTCGCGTACGGTGGCCGTGCTCGGGATGATTTGTCCGAAGGTGATGCTCGTGTTGTTCTCGATGAGTGCTTCGAGTCCTGCCTTCTCTTCGGCGGGCACTTCGGGGAAGGCACCTACGAGGCGCGTGAGGTCCACGTCGGGCGAGCAGTAGATGACGAAGTCGAGGTCTACCTGTAGGGCGTACTGTCCCCCTTCGGGTGTCGTGGTGTCCAGGACTTCGCCCGTGTCAGGGTCGAGGGTGACGACAGGCTCGGGGTTGTCAGGGTGTGCGATGACACCGAAGACGGTTCCGTCGGCTTGGTAGTCGTGTTGCTTCGCTTCGGGCGCGGTGATGTTGTAGAGTTCGCGCGTGATGAGTTGGGCGCGCTCTTGCGACGTGAGTTCGTCGTTGGGGAGGGTTATGATATAGCTCATGGGTAGATGCTGTAGAAGTCGTTGATATTCGATTCGATGCCCGTGCGGTTTGCGCTTTGGTCGCTGTCGTAGACGATGACCTCCTGCAATTTGCCGTTCGAATAAAAATCATTTTTTAAATTCATGATACCTTCGTTTGTGGTATCTATTCCGCTGTCCAGTGGATAAGTACCAACGCTTGAAGAGTTCAAAAATGCCTCTGCGTTGCCCAAAGTGCTTCCAGCAATAAGCGTGTGCAAATTCTGGTTTGCGTCGGCCGTGGTCTTCATAACGTTGTACGCATCGCCATAGCCGTAATTGAAGTCGCCATCCCGTAGATACGGCGCGTACCATCTCTTGTTGCCTACACTGCCACTCAATGCGAGCATGACTTGGCTGCTTAAAACGTCGTCATATTTGCCGACCGTAAACGAAGACAACGAGCCAATGTCAAGTGCAGAGTTGTCAAAGGGGAATCGGTCGTTGAGTCCATCAAATTCAAGAGCAGGCAACCCGTTCTCGTAGATGACCGTGCCCGCGTCCACAATCTTTGGTTGGCTTGCGAGCGTGCTTTGCTCCGCATCATTCGACCCGCCACTCTGGTCGTACCAGACCTTCACCGTCGCGTCGTAGCCGTCGGCAAAAGCCTCCAACAAAACCACCGACAGCGTGCCATCGTCCTCGAAGGGGATGTCCATCTCGGGGTATCCTACGTCGTGCTTCACCACGCGAATGGCCGGGCCTGTATAGGTCGAAGAGAGACGACGCAGGGAGTAGGCGGCGGCGGCTCCTGAATATTCGTCGAGGAGTCCGCTGAACTCGTAGATGTCGTAATAATCGTTGATGTTGTCCTCGATGCCTGTGCGGTTGCTTGTTTGGTCAGAGTTGTATAGTATAAACTCTTGGAATTTGCCTTTCCAATGAATGGCCGCCCCGTCGTATCTCGCACCCAAAACCACGTCACCTCCAATTGCCTTTTGGGTATATGGAAGCCCCGTGTTTGTTGATGTTCCGTTAAGATAGCTTGCGCCACTATTCGGGGCAATTATGTGAATTGATGTGACTGATTGTGTCGTGTGCGTGTAGCCTAAACCTCTAAATGAGCCATCGTAGTAAACGCCAGTTGTACTGCCTCTCGCGTCAATTATGAATCTGCCGGTGACTGGGTCCAAAGTGTCAAACAAATAATTCGAAAAAGTGCCCGTTGATGTATTTATGCCGACGAAAAAGCATCCATAATTGCTGGCTGCGTTTGTTAAACCAGTCAATACAAAATGTTCAGTAAGACCATCCAATTCTATCGCAGGCTTTCCGTTCTCTGGAATGATTGACCCGCTCGATACAATCTGAGGCTGGTTTGCCGTCGCCGTCTGCTCCGCGTCATTCCCCCCCTGCCCTTGGTCGTACCATACCTTCACGAAGCCGTCGCTACCTGCACAGAACGTCTCCAGCGTGGTCGTATCCAACGACCCGTCGCGGTTGAAGTAGATGTCCAGCTCGTCATTGTTGGAAGCCCTCCTGACACGCACCGCAGGCCCCGTGTAGGCCGAACGTAGGCGACGCAAGGAATAAGCCGCAGCAGCACCCTCGTAGGTGTCGAGAAGGTACGGGGTAGGCTTGGGGAAGACGTAGCGGCTGCGCTGGTCCATGATGAGGACCGTGCGGTCGGTGAGACCCTCCACGCGCATCTTGGATACAGGGAACGCGATGGGCTTGTTCGGCTTGGCCGCTCCCATGCTGACCGACACCGTGGCGGCATTGCTTCCCTCTACGAGGCGGAACTCGATGGTATGGCCTTCCGTCGTGTCGATGGAGAGCTTGTCCCCGACCTTGTACCCTGACCCCGCGCCGTCGGCGGTGAGCGTCGTGAGGACTCCGAGCGTGTCGAAGTCGTAGGCGAAGGTGGCACCGGAGCCCGATCCTGTGATGGTGGTGGCGGCGATGCCCGACCCCGATGCCGCGCCCGTATGGGTGTGGGTTCCGTTGCAGATGCCGGGCAGTTGGTTTTGAACTCGTCCGAAGGCACTCCAGTCACGCGTCACGGCCGAGCCGTTGGTGGGGATGTATTCGGTCGCTACGCTTCCCGCTTCGAGTTGAGCGTCTTGGATGTAGATAGTCCCACTCGTAGTTGTTCCGACGGTGTTGATGCTATCAGCGACGTGAATGCGTACCTCGGTGATAGTTCCCTCGACTGTGAAACTGCATCTCCACCACCCATTGCCTGCATCTTCGATGGAGCTTGCCACGCCTGTTTGTACACCAGTAGCGCCATTCAAAAGGTCGAAATAGGCGTACTTGTTTGGTCCTGCGATATAGGGGCGCGTGTAGTCCGATGTCCCCGATTTAGCGTAGAAGGTGAATGTATTAATACCACTTGCTGATACGGCTTGAGCGGTTTGTCCAAACGTCCCAGTCAAAGAGAGTTCCCAGGCATCGTTGCCACCGTCACGTCCTGCCTGCCCGCCTGTTACATCGGCATTCGGGTCAGTCCACGTCGTGTCGAACTGATTCGATTGGAGGAGCAGGTTCGTCCGTGGGATAAAGAGAGGGGCGGCGTATTCCTTCCCGTCGGGGACGACCGTCACCGCGAAGTCGTTGTCCTCACCCGAGGCGAGGTATCCGTTGACCGTCTGTACGTCGGACGTGGCGTTGCCCGTGAAGCTATGTCGGAGTTTCCAGTTGTTCATGAGAGTGGTGTGTTGCAGGAGTCGTAGGTGTAGGGCACCGCGATAGCGATGTCGAGGAGACACCCTGCCAAGACATTGGAGGTGGTTTCTTCGAGGGGGGTGACGCTGGCCGAAGTCACGTCGTAGTTGTAGCCGAACGTAAAGATGATGCCCCCCGTCTGGATGTCGGCGAGGATGTCCTCGGCAATCTGCTCGGAGTCGCTGAATGACTCTTTTTGGTGGTCGACCTTGTCCGTCGCGCTTGGGGGGAGCGTCAAGATGTACACTTCAAGGTTGTAGGTCTTGGTGCGTTCCGTGTTGTAGTCCGCTCCCGTGTACACGAGATGGACGAGCGGGTAGCGTTCGAACTTCTCAAGGTCCACGTCGGAGGGGCTACCATGCGAGAAGGTCTGCACCATAGGATGGTCGGTGCAGAAGGTCTCGAACCGTTGGACGATGTTGTTGTAAGTGATCATGCTTTGCGCTTGTGGTCGAGGTCCTTCAGGAAGGCGAGGTGGGTGAATAGGTGTCCGATGGGTGAAGCCGTGACCGCATCCATTTTGAGATAGTCCTCGCCAGCCAAGGAGTAGAGGACGGGATACCACCCCCACTTGTTAGCAAACTCATCGCCTCCCTCGTCTTTTGAATCAAAGAGGACCGCAAAGTGTTCAGCAGTTCGGTTTCGGTAGTCCAAAAAAAAAGGAGGGCACCCGACACGAGCGGCGCGGGCATCTCGAGGAAGACGTCTTTGTCCTCCTTGGCCGTGTACGGGAGGATGGTGTACTTGTCGCCCCACTTCCTGTCCACGGGTCGGTAGAGGATGCTCATGGCTTTGTGTGCGTGCTTCCAAAAGTCGGTGGTGCACTCTTCCATGTCTATCCATTCCCCCGTCGTAAACTCCTCCCAGTTTGGGATGAAGCCGTATTTTATGCCGTTCAGTTCGATGACTTCCTTGTGCTGGGCGTGCTCCTTGGTCAGGAGGTACGAGAGGTGCGCGTCGGCTTCGGTGACGAGCTTGTGGGGCATCTCTCGCAGCTTGGTGGTAGGTACGCCTGTGACCGCCGAAACCCGCTTGACAGGGTCGGTCTCCGATTCCAAGGCCATAAGATGGCCAAGAGTAAGATCGGCAAAGTGGGCGGGAAGGCGGAGCTCCATATTCTTATAACTCATGGGGGGTGATTTTCTCAAGTTATCCGAGGGCGTATTTCCCGAAGTTCGGGTTGGTCTGGTTCCATGTGATGGCGTATCGGCTCGCGTCGATGAAGTGGTTGAAGGCATCCACGGGTTCGTTCAGGTGTCGCCCGTTCTTGTCTTCCTTGTACTTGTAATTGCGGAGCTCTTTGATGCCGTTGACGCTTCGCTCGGTGATGAAGAGGGGACGCGAGCGGAGGAAGTCGATACCTGCCCGCACGGAGTCCGGCCCCTTCCTTGCGGGGTGGATGTTGAACCCGTGACCGTGTATCTCGTCGATGGACTTGGGTTCGGCGGAGTCGGCCACAATCATGGCCTTGCCTATCTCCTCGCTTCGTAGCGTCTGTGCTATGGCCGCGTTGGTGAGGCCCGTAGCATAGCACACTTCATCGAGGCAGAAGCCGTGCCCGTCGGTGTAGACCTTGACTATGGCCGTGGGGTCGTTGGTATATCCGAAGTCGAGGCCGAGGTTGAGCAGTTTCCATCCGTCAGGCACTTGGGGTACTGTCTTCCAATGCGTGAGAATAGTGGCACGGGAAACGCCTCGCTCTCCCAAGCCGTAGACCCTCCAGTAGTCGTGGTCGGCTTCTTTGAGTCGTTCAATCTCTTGAATGGTGGACGCGGGGAGGAAGGGGTTGTCGAGATAGGTGGTCTTGAAGAACTCATGGTCGTCGCGTGTGAGGATGTGGTCGTATATCCAATGGAACTCGTCCGATGGGTTGTAGTCGATGATGGCCTTGCCGGTGGTTCGGAGCATGAGCTGCCTCCAATCTTCGAGGGTGAGCTCGTTGGCCTCGTTGCAAAAGAGGACGTCGCGCTTCCGGCCTTTGACCTTTTGGGGCTGGTCGACGGAGATGAACTCCACGAGATTCCCGAAGAGGTAGTAGGTGGCTTCGGACTTGTTGTGGAGCTCGACGTTGTAGATGTCCTCGCGTTCGAGGATTTCGAAGAAGTCACGCATCACCGACGCACGGATCGCGGGGAAGGTCTTACGTGCGATGGTGATGACGGCCCCTGCGTTCTCGTTGCGGTGGCACAGTTCGATGAGGGCCGTGAGGATGGAGTATGTCTTCCCGCTCCGCGTGCCCCCTTGGTGTACTTGGATTTTTGCGGGCGAGTTCTTGACGTGGTAGTATGTGGCGGGCTGTCTCACCTGCCGTCAAAGATTACGACCATGCTCCCCTTCATCGCGGGGCCTTGTCGCCATTCACCCTCGTTATTGTATCCGCCAAACTTTAGACGACCGCGCACAAATTCTATCGCGGTGGCATGAGGTTGGATCCAATCATGAAAGAGCGCGGTATCGGTAGAAGCAGGAATAAGAAACACGCAGAGCTTACCCTTGCGGCTCTCCTTGATTCCTTTGAGAACAAAGTTTTTCAGGTGTGGGCGTGAGTAGGGAGGGTTGACGAAGTTTCGTTTGCCCCATTCTACCTCCAAGCCGTCCCAGCTCATATCATGCTGAAACGGGCAGGGGTCGAAGTCAAAGTCGAACCTCGCGTGGAGCTTCTGGTAAAAGTCGGAAGGTGTTTGCCAGTCGTCGGGTTGGCTTGGCTTGTTTGCTTTCATGACACCGTGGAGTCGTCACCCGTAAACCACGAGAGCGGCTTCTTCTCGGCCATCTCAATCTCTTGGCGTTCGATGTATCCCCTCCCCTTGCCTTTGGTCTTCAGGAAGAAGATGGTGGCGGCGGGGTTGCCTTCCTTGATGAGCTTGTGGAGGTGTGATTCTGCGAAGTCGAGCACCCGCCCATCGATAGCTTGGACGGCCTGCTTGTAGTCGGGGTCGTCCTTCATCCATTGGTAGTGGGTGGTCCTCCCAATGCCTACCGCGTTGCACGCTGTCGTCACGATGCCCAAGGAACGCTCCAAGGCTTCGAGCATCTGGTCTTTTTTGGTGTTCGTCTTGTTCGCTCTTACTGCTTCCATAGCTCTGCCTTTTTACCTGTGAAGTCCTCCCATCGCTTGATGATGACGTCGCAGTATTTGGGGTCGAGTTCTACGAGTCTTGCTTTGCGCCCTATCTTCTCGCAGACAATCGCGGTTGTTCCTGATCCTCCAAACATCTCAAGAACTATATCTCCCGCTTCGGTCATCGGTTCGATTATCTGCCTCCACAATTCGACCGGTTTTGGGCAAGTGTGTTTGTCTCCCAAACCCTTCTCTCTATCCGTGCCTTGTTCAAAATAATCCGTGGGATATCTCTTGCTTTTTGGCTTTGTGCCGAATAGTAGTATCGGTTCCGTTACCATTGCGTGTACCCATCTACCCGGAGTCAGCGAGAACCCCTTGTGCCATATTACGCGCGTTTCATAGTCTGTCCTCTGCGTGTAATATTTCTCGTTTCGGTTGCCCGGAGTGATTGCCATAGCTGGAGCATATTGGAGAGCATTGTCCGTGTAGGTGTTGCAAAAGGTGTTGTACTCTTCGTCGCTCTTGTTGTCCTCGTAAGTCGCGTACGAATAACCGACGTTGTACGGCGGGTCTGCAATGGCAAAAGATGCCCTTTCGCCCTGCATAAGCAAAGCAACGTCCTCGGCTTTGGTAGAATCCCCACACAAGAGGCGGTGGTCTCCCAAGAGCCAAAGGTCGCCCGGTTTGGTGATGGGCTCCTCGGGAACCTCGGGCACGTCGTCGGGGTCCGTGAGTCCTTCGGTTGGTTCATCTTCGATGGGTACATCTAAGCCCCAGTCGTTGAGCTCTTCCGCGTCCCATTCGTTGGCGAGTATATCCCAGTCCCACTCTCCGAAGGCGAGGTTGTCCTTGATGACAAACTCTTTTGCCTTGGCCTCCTCCCATGTAGCGACGTAGACGGGCACCTCGGCAAGTCCTGCCTCCTGTGCTGCCTTCAATCTCATGTTACCACCCAAGACCACGAAGTCGGGGTCCACTACGATGGGGCGTGCTTCAAGCATCTCGGGAAACTCCCGGAGGCTTTTGACCAGCTTCTCGAGTTGGTCCTTGCGAATCGTACGGGGGTTATTCGGATTCGTCTTCAGTTTGCTGGTCGCGATACGCGTCGGCTGTGTTGATGACATTGCGGAGGGTTTCTCGGATATGGTAGTCGTTGACGGCGAGGTTGAGGAGTATCTCCCACGACTCAAGGTTGCGGTAATATGCCCCCATGCTTGCCTCGTCCTCGTTCACTTTCTTCATGGTAAAGACGAGCCAGTCGTCGGACTCGTTGAGCAGGCGTTTGACTTTTCGGATGGTCATGCGTTTGACACTTTGTGGCGGTTTTGTTTGACACTATGCGTTGAGGAAGAGCTGCCACTTTTCATGAATGTCCCTGTCGTATTCGAGTAGGTGCTTCATGTTACGCTCGCTGTACATGGCGGTGGCGTGGTCCCTGTCGAGCAATCGCCCGATAGAAATGTATGTCCACCCGCAGTCGCGAAGGTACTTGCAAATAATTTGCCGCGCCTCGACCTTCTCGCGGTGCCTGTCACGCCCGATGACTTCTGCCCATTCTACGCCCAAGCGTTTAGCTCCACGCTTGCACCTGTGGACGGCGACGGTCTTGTCCTTGCTTGTATCGTGCAGGGCTCCGACCTGTAGCCAGACGTGGTTCAGTAGTTCTTTCTGGTCCATTGTACGGCGCAAATGGCGAGGCGTTGCTTCTCGTTGGGAAACTCGGTGACCATGACCTCGTCGGCCATGCAGCGGTGGATGAAGGTGTCCATCTCTTCGGACGCTTTAGGAATTGGTATCGGCATTGTGTACTAATCTCTGGAGTTCTTTCATGAGGGTCGAGTTGCACGATCCACAACTTGTGGCCTGCTTGTTCGGCCCGAGGTATTTGCGGGCGAGCTCGGTGAGCTCTTCAGCCCTGCGGAGGCGGTTGTCACGCTCGAGAAACTCGCGGATGCGTTCGATGTCTTTGGCGGTGACTGTTGCTTGCCACTTACCCAACGGACACGAAGACACTTTAAAGCGGGTTTTTGCGGGCATAAAGCAGCCGCAGAGAGGGGAGTCGGTGAGGGCTTCCTTAACCAAGGGGCCACAGGATGCCGTCTTTTCGACGTAGTGCTCGCAATCACGGCAGACGGCGAGGCGGTCACTTCTGGTTTGTGCGCTGACGAATAACATCTCGGAGCTTCTTTTTGGACTGGCTGATTGACTCGTAGAGGACGGAGGCGTTGATACCCGACTCGCGTGCGAGCTGTGCCATACTCCACCCGTCAAGGTAAAGAGAAAGGACGGTTCTATCAAACCATGAGAGGTGGTTGGTCATGATCATGGCCTCCTCTTTTTTTATGGCAGCGGTGAGGTCGTAGTCGGAGACGGGCGTGGTGTCCGGTGTTTCGTGTATTTGGTAGAGCTTTCGAAACTGGTCGATGGACAATGTCCACATGACGGTGTTGAAATATCCCGAGAGGTTTTCGAGGATGTTGGTATTTCTCTCGAGGGTGTCGATAGTTTTGAGGTATGCGTGGTGCACGAGG